ACACAACGAGTCTCATAATGGTATCATAATATATATTATCGGCCATTGAGCACTTTGACCCTTCTATAAAAGAAGGAGTAAAAATTGCAATTACTACTAATACAACAAATCTTAAAACCAATAATCACTAGATGTGGTACAATACTCGGTTCGTCGCTTGCCGGCGCCGGTATCGCTGTTGGCGATACACAAAGTATCGTTTTGGGATTCACTGCACTAGCAGGAGTAGCGATCGACCTTATTACAAGGAGGTGGATTAAATGAAATTAAAAGACATCATAATAGCAACGGTAGCGGGAATAATAATGGGTTTAGCCCTATTCTCGGACACATTGTTAAATGCGGGAGTAATATAATATGGGTTTAGGATCACAATTTCAAAAGTATATCATGAAACCAAGCCGAAAAATCGGACGCCAATTAGAAGATTGGACTAAAACAACTTATATGGGCGATACTAATGGAATTGAAGGATTACGTCAAAAACAACAACAACAATCTGGTACAGATTTAGGTAAATTAAGACGTGACGCAATTGCAAATGGATTTAATCCATTAACAGTACTACGAGCAACCGGCGGACAAGGGTTTTATAAAAATGAAATCCCAATGGGACGTCTGTCATCAGACGCATTTTTCAATACATTTGATAGAATAAAACAACGTAATTATAATAAATTACCTGTAATGGAACAACCAAAAATTGAAATAGATACAGATAATTATTTTAATGGTGGAGTAAAAATACCAGAATTTAAAATTAATGAAACACCAGTACAACAATCACCGTTAAGATTTGATGTAGTAAATATTAATGGCAAACACGTATCCAGTGACGCAAAAGCTTTAAAGTCACAATGGGTTCGTGAGGATGGACAAGTAGTTACAATATTTGGAGAAAGCACTGATATATCAGAAATGTCAGGAGCATATGCTGTAGATAAATATTATAAATTTCATAAATTATTTCCAAATTTTAATGTGGATAATTTACGTAGTAAATTAAAAAATTCTGGAGAAAATACAGCTATACGAATTGATAAATTAAAAGCTGATGGAACTATTGATAATAGCAGAGTTAATTTTGTTAAAAATATACATGGTGCATTATCAAAAGCAGGCGATTTCTTTACAAGAAATCAAGGAATACCAATTGAGGATGCATTGTCACCAGATACAATCCCAAATTGGTACAATAGGCGCAAATAATGTGCGCCAAGTGTAAAAAAATACGAAAAATTATAACCAAAATCATTGCAAGGAGGAAACGCAAATGACTGATTATATAAAGGACGAAGAACAAAGAAATTCACATCTGTACGGTATGTATCATACCGATCATGATCTGATGTCAGCTCATATTCATTACGTAATTGAATCATGGGACGAAGAACAGCCAGAAAATATCAAAGATTGGCTAACAAATTTATTAGAAAATTATGGTACATAAGGAGAGACCTAAATGAGAATGACTGAACTAATACCAAACAGCCCGATTGCTGTACAGAAATCTCGCCGAACTGCAAAAGGTCGAGTATTGACGTCAGGCGACGCAGGTAAAATCCTGCCGTTGAAATACGAATGGCTTCACCGCGAAGACGGCGTTCAAAGCGGTAAAATCCGCATGAACGTTGAAATGATGGAAACATCGGAGATGTTAATGAACGGTGTGGGCGTTACACTATACGCACATTTCGTCCCAATGCTTGCATTTGAGCGTTTTAATGGATCAATGGACGAATTAAATCGATCATATAAAAAAGAAAATGGAGCTGCAGGTAGTGTAGTACCATTTTTTGAAAGTAATAAATATTATAATGTAGATAGTAACGTAGTTGCAGTAACTGGTAGTCCTCATGTATGGGATGAAACGACTAATGCAACTTTTAATACAGCTGGAATATCTACATTTTATCGAACAATGGGTATTCATACACAAGCATCAAATTTAAATACAACACCTATTGAAGCATATAATGCAATCGTAAATCATAGACGCAAAGCTCGATCTAAATCGCTACCATTAAGAAATTCATTTGATCATAGATTAGCTGATGCGTTTTGGATTAATAATGGAATGCAAAATATAGTTCCTGATTATGATCAGAACTTAATTGACGGACAAGTAACACTTGCCGGATTAACATTTCAAGCACCATTGAAATCTACAAATATTATGCATGGAGCAAATGCGTATTCTGCTTCTGCAAATAGTTCACCAAATACAGGGACATCATATTCAGTAGCATCTGATGGTGGATCTATTATCGACGATGGCGATATGTATTTATTTCAAGATATATACGCTGAATTAACAACAGGCGGAAACGCAACAATGTCATTAGCTGACATTGAGCAAGCACGTAAAACAGCGGCATTTGCTAAATTAAGAGCAAAGTACGATGGAATTGACGAAGAACATGTTATTGATTTGCTTATGTCTGGAATAAGAGTTCCAGAAGAAGCTTTAAAGCAACCAATTTTATTGGGTCGTCAACGTGCAATGATAGGATTTAACCAACGTTATGCAACAGATGGCGCAAACTTGGATAAGTCAGCAACAAACGGTATGGCAACTATCGACATGTCAATTAGAACACCAGCTATGAATACTGGCGGCGTTATAATGATAACTGCCGAAATAGTGCCAGAACAACTCTGGGAACGTAAGAAAGATTATTTCTTATATACAACAGATTCAGATACGTTACCAAACTATCTTTCTGATGTATTAGACCCAGAAAAAGTGGCAGTTGTAAAAAATGACCACGCTGACGTTAACCATGCAACACCAGATGGAACATTTGGTTACGCACCATTAAACCATGAATGGCAAAGAGATGCGGTAAATGTAGGTGGTAAATATTACCGTCCTGCAAATGACGCATTTGACGAAGACCGCGCAAAAATTTGGACGGCTGAGTCAACAAACCCAACGCTAAATGAAGACTTTTATTTATGTTCAGGTTTGCACAAGAAAGTATTTGCTGACCAGGTTAGCGACAGTTTTGAAATTACATGTTTATCG